ATACTCGGCTGGCTTACGATACTCTTTTAAACACAAAGCCTGCAGCACAGTATGAGATTTTTTTCTTACTGCAACTGACTTCCATTTATTTATATCCATATTTCTCCTGTCTTTTTTTATTCTCTTCCTGATCTTTTTTAATCATGTTAATAATCGTTTCCAGGGAGTCAGCTATACGCTGGAGCTGCACTGCACATAAAAAATCATTATCTGAATCCTGCGGTGCATCAACCGTTGTATTACTTTGACCGTACGTTACTCCTCCGTTTGTATTATTTATTACTGTTGCCATATTTCCTCCTATATTACCCACCACCATAAAAAAACTACAAGGCAAGCTAGACTCACTCTTGGTAGAAAAATTCCTAACACAAGAGCAATAACTAAAATAGTTTTTATAACAATCATGGTGTTAAATTGTTATTTTTTCTTCGTTGCATCTCCGATTCGATTAGCTGGTTAGCTAAATCATCATCAAAGAAATGATATCCCCTGTCTCCACCGCTGGGTTCGAGGACCGTGTTCTTAAGTCTTCTGACCGCGTAAGCCCAACGATAGTCTTCCTTTGTAAGTTCCAATCCATCAGCACCAATAGTTGGAATTTCTTTCAGAATTGTATGCACAGCCTTCGAGTAAACAGGCCAGTTGCAATGAAACTCTGTTTCACCTTCTCTTCTGCTCATTAGTTTTTTTCTTTTGTAGCAGTTGCGTTCCAACTTGAGAATTGATCTTTGGCTTGCATTAACAATTGTTCAAACTTAATTGCTGCAGCTGTAGAGGTGTGCTTACTTCTCTCCTCATCATCAACTAACAAAGTTAGAGTGTTATTTTCTTCATCGATTTTAATCGTAAACGACTTTGCATTCCACGGTTTTATCGGTGGCATGACAGGATGAGGATCTGAACCCTCAGCTTTATCGCTTCCTAGAACTGAAGCAGTTGTGACAGATCCACTCGTGAAGATTTCACCAGCTTCTTGTAAACCTTTCTTCTGTCCTGTGATGTAGAGCATTTCTACAAGTGTATTTATTCTTGATATTATATCATTTTTTTGCATGAGTTACCTTCCATTTGTTATCCCATGAATATAGTACATATCCCATTACAGTCAAGACATATTTACATACATAAATAAAAAATATATGGTGGATGAATGAAATTTGCCTTAACAATGATAATTTGCTCAAACCTTACAGGACAATGCATTCCGCCTTATACACAAGGACTTTATGAGGATCCATACACCTGTTTAAACGCCGGTTATCACCAATCTATCAAAATAGCTCAAAATCTTGGTGCAGAACACGTAAATAAGTACTATACTTCTATCAGATTCTCTTGCGACCAATACCAAGAAGAACCTAAAACGGACACTTGACAGGATAACATAAAAATGCATATTATATTCCCATGAAAGCTTATCGGTTTAAATGCTGGGCTTTCAATCTTTACTTTGAGTGTATTGTAAAGGCCGATAATGAAGACCATGCTCAGCATTTAGTGGCTGATGGTCTGTCTTCTGGTAAAATAAAATTACAAGATGCAGGTTCATTTAGACGAGACGATAGGCTTTACTTAACTTATGAGGAGATAGCTAATGAGCCTGAACGAGTTAGTACAGAAAAAGTTGAAGTTAGAGCACAGGTGGGCGGAGCAAGTGTTACAGCAAAATAACGTAACACCTGAGATGAAGTGGATTGACATCGAGATCAAAGGTTTAAAAGTAAAAATCAATGATCAAACTGTTAATGATGCTAGAGCTGATATTATTAAAGAAATAAACAGCAACCTTTAACTGTCGATAACAATACCTGGAAGAGTAACTTCTTTATAGAGAACTTTACCGTTTATTTTTTGCTCGACCAATTCTTCACAGATTGCACAAGTAAAATATTGAGCTTTCTTAGTAGGATTAAAATGTGTGTGTTCATTACATAAAGGACATTGACCTAAATTTATTTGTTCCTTAACTTTTAAAGTCATCTGTATATCCCCAGTTCATACCAGTAGCTATATCTACTTTAGAAGGAACTTTCAACTCAGGTATACAATGCTCCATAATTTCTTTTATTTGTTTGCACGCGGGTTCTAATCTTTCATGAGGAATACTAAAACAAAGCTCATCGTGAATTTGTATTAAAGGTATGAAATTTTGTTTTGCACATTCTATCATTGCTTTCTTAACTTGATCAGCTGCAGATCCTTGTATCAATCTATTTAATGACTTGTATGTACCAGCTCTTTTAATTGCGTTCTTACCATATTTATTGACTGCATCCTCAAATGATGTTGACTTATGTAAACCAAATGAACTAGGCTCCCACATGTTAAATCTACATTTACGACCTTTGATAGTCCAGATAGCACCATTCTTGTCTGCTGAGTCCATAGCTCTGTTTGCAAGTTGTTTTACAAATGGAACTTTTTGATTGTATTCTGCTAAAATTTGTTCTGCTTGTTCTTTACCAATACCTAACTCTTTAGATAATTTATTTTTACCCATACCATAAAATATTCCAAGATTAATTGTTTTAGCTTGTGATCTAGGAATTCCTGCCATGTCAGCAACTGTTTGATGAAAGTCTGTGTTTTCATTTTCGTAAGCTTGTATTAATTCTTCTGTGCCATTAAATCCTATACTCGCTGCATAGTGCACTACGAGTCTTGGTTCTTGTTGGCTGTAATCGAATGAAGACCACCTACCCATTTTATCTGGTAGGAATAATGATCTTATCTTTGGTCCCAGGTCCTTGTTCCGTGCTGGAATTTGCTGTAAATTTGGGTGAGCATAAGAGAGCCTTCCTGATACGGTCCCTCCTGCATCACCCTTCAATTGATTTATTTCCGCATGTATCCTCCCATTGTGTTCAAATTTAAATATTGAGTCTATGAAAGTAGAATGAAATTTGTTTACTTCTCTAGCTTCACGAATCAATTGTGCAATAGGCTCTTTACAATTCGTTAACCAGTTCTGAGTAAAAGATGGCTCCTTACTTTTTTCTGTCAAAGTATAGGGTATCTTTAATTTATCAAAAGCTTTAGCTATCGATCTTGCTGCCCATATATCTACATCTATACCCGCAGCCTTTTTAATTTTAAACAGTGCTTTCTTTTCTTTTTCTAAAAATTCTTTTTTAAGTTTCTCTGCACCATCAAGATCTACCCTTACTCCGTGTGCTCTCATTTGTATTAACAAAGGCAGAAGTTCCATTTCAAGCTCCCAAACATCAGTTAGATCTTGCCTGGTTATTTCAGTCTTAAATCTTTGCCAAAGTTTATATGTAAGAACTGCATCTTGTTCTGCATAAGGACCAACAAATTTAGCTGGAAGCTTATACATTTCACCTTTTGCATCTATACCCCAATCCTCTGCAGCTTCTCTAAGCCCAGCTTCGGACTTCAACTCAGAGAGGTAATCAACCGATAAGGCGTTTAAGCTGTACGTACGTCGGTTTTCGTCTATTAGGGCTGCTGCTATCATAGTATCGGCTATTTGGCCGTATACGACCACTCCATGGGCTCTTAACCACCCTATATCGTAAGAGGCATTGTGAAAGACCTTTATTGCATCGGATCTACAAATATCCTGCACCCAATTTAGAACCATTCTAATATCCATATTACCACCAGCTTCATGTGCTACTGGGTAATAACCTTTGAAATCATCTGTTGCTACTGATACACCAATTAAATTACCATTGTTTGTAGGCCATCCTGGTCCTTTAACTTTTATCTCTGGGTCTTTAGTTTCTAAATCTATAGCTACTTCTTTTGCATTTCTAAGATCTGGAAATCTAGAAGGAGGAGTCCAATCGCTGTCTTGAAAGGTAAAGTTAATTTGATTCGTCATCTAGATCTATACCTATTTTTGCGTAATGTATTATTTTTAAATACCTAGCTTTGTTTGATTCGCCTGGTTTGTTTCTAGTTGCGTACTTAACAATGTTAGAATCAATATTATTAAGTTTATTTTTGTAACAGTAGACTACAGGTTGGATCGGGTGATCAACATAATGTTGGCCGCCTTCCTGATAGTTTAAAGATTCTTTTTCTTTAGACCCCACACATCCCTTCGCATTCTTCATTGAATAAATCTAATTGTTCTTCTGCTGGCTTTTGTTTTTTTAATAATTCTTCAAAGTCTACATCTCTAAGAGGAATTCCTTTTCTATGTAAGTATCTTGTGTATTCTTTATTTCGTGCTGAGTGTCGAATCATATCATCAATTTTACATGCCTCTTCAAACTCTTTTGGAGACTTGGTTTTAATTTCATGCCACAAAGTATTATCATGATAAGGACAACCTATACAAGAACTTTTTTCTGGTGTTCTATAATCTTTACCTCCATACCAATCTAAACAATCTTGTCTTGACATTTTTTTATCTATAAGTGGCCAAGTGTTTTTAATCCATTTTTCTCTCGATGGTTTTATTCTCATCATCTCATCTGTTGAGATACCAACCCATACTTCAACCCAAACATTTCTTGGAAATCTTTGTCTAGCTTTTAAACCAACAAGCTCACGTATCTTTTTATTAATAGGTGTAATTTTATAATTTCGTGTGCATAGTCTAGGACCTAAACTTGTTTTACCAGTTACAGAATTCTTTGCATAAAAAGGTATAAATAAAAAACCACGTTCACTAGATATTTCATTCTCTATATCTGTTTTAATGTTACCTGAGTGTAAATGATTTTTAACAATGTGAACTGGATAACTTAATTTACTTTTTAACCATTCAAGGTGGTCCATTACTTTTTCCGGTTCCCATCCAGTGTCCGCAAAGATAGCACAGTCAGGCTTGGGGCCAAAGGCACCCTCATCAGCCATGAGCGCCATCGTAGAAGATTGCACGCCGGCTCCCAAAGATAAGATCCGAAATTTAGGATCGCCCGAATAGTCCCATGTGCCTTTAACCTCTGCCATAATTCTCCTTTATAAACTGATTATACAGTCTTGCCAATGGAAAGAAATACTCATGATGAGTCCTTAATATATGTAGAGTTTCTTGTGCTCTTGTAACTCCAACATACCAGACTCTGGCTTCAGAACTTCTTGCCAATCCTACTTTGTGTCCAAAATGTGCTGGCCAATTAGCCTTTTCATAAACGCATACATTCTGTGCCTCACCACCCTTTATAGAGTGTATTGTGTCAATTGTCACTCTAGAGGACATGTCTAAATCAACACCCGCCTCTAAAACTTTTTCAAAATACATTTTATCTTTTTCTGGAAAATTTCTATTGAATACTTGCTGCCAGGGTCCTGGATCAGCTGTCAAACCTGCAAAGGTTCGAAGAAAGTCTATGCTCATTTCTTTAGAGCTATCGATGTTCATCCATCTTTTGCTTTCAATGGATCTCCACCCGAACGCGATCTCATTAACATAAGCATACAATATACCAGCTTGCTCCTTATTTACAAGACCATTATTCATCAATTTATTCCAGTATTTTATAGCATTCCATTTGTTTAAATCGAACGATGTTTTACCTTTTGTGTTTTTAAAAAACAAACCAGATTGTCTAGCATGATCTTCAAGCTCTCTTACTATTTCCTGTGTTCTTCCTAATATAATCCAGCTACCTGGTAATGTATTTACAGCATCTACCAAATCCGTGAACCTAGGATGGGTTAAAATCTCTCCATGTTTGTCAGAAGGTAAAAACTTTTTAACAACTCTTGGTTTAATCATATCTGATATATGTGTGCTAAAATTATGAATTATCTTTGGTAGTCTATGAGATTGTGTAAGTACATAATCTCTTCCTGGAAAATTTATGTAATCAATAACATTAGCACCGTTCCATTCAAAGATTGCCTGGTCATCATCGCCCGCGATGTAAACTCTGTCAGAGTTCTCTGCTATTTTGTAAATCATCTTCCATTGTAATGGCGTAAGATCCTGAGCTTCATCAACAATTAGTATTTTTAGATGGGGTGAGCTTTCGTGTTCAATAAAATGTGTAATCATATCTGTAAAATCAACTCTATGATCTTCTTTAAATAATTCATATTGTTGATAGATTAATTTAAATCTAGGTAATGTTGCTCTTTTAAATGTTTCTGAAACAAACTGTTGTTCTGGTGTTATTAATTTGTTTCTAGATTTATCATAAACTCTTAAAGACCAGTCGTTAAATACTCTAACACCATCATAATTTTCATACGCAGGTTTAGCCATACCAAGGTTTTGTGCAAACTCAACCATGTCTATCTCTGGATCTATAACAGGAACTTGTTTTCTAAACTTTCTACAAAAGCTATGGATGGTTCTAAAGTTACCTAAATCTTCATCATTGCAATCAGGAAACTTTTTGTTAGCTCTGCTCCTAGCCTCGTCAACTGCTTTGTTTGTAAAAGATAAGTAAGCGACCTCTCTTGGTAGTACACCTTTGTCAAACCATTTTTCTAGACGATCCAATAAAGTTGTGGTCTTTCCTGTACCAGGAGGACCAAAGATTTTAATTGTTTTTCTTTTCAAATGGCGCTTGCTTCCGTTGGAATACAACATTAGACCTTTCTATGATCGGCTCATCAATTTTTTTGCACAACCAAATATATTTTAATTTAAGTTTATCAAAGTAATCATGTTTAGTGCACCCATTTTTTTTGAGCATACTAATAATTTCGAATTTTTTCGCTGCCTTATCAGATTTTTTTATAAATCTTTCAAAGGTTCTATATTTAAATACAATTATATTATCATGTAGATACCACATTTCTGCTTCAACTTGAGATGGATTATCCGCTTGTTGAGTCTCCTGTGTAAACTGTATCATTGTGTCTTTGAATTCTTCTTCAGCTTCATTGTTTTCATCATATCCTTCGATCGGCTGTTGCATAGATTTGAGTTTATTTAAAAATACTCTGTAATCTTTATCTTTTACTTTTTGCCAAACAATATCTGCCTGATCAAATAATTGCTCAGATAACAATTGCTGTTGATTAAGTTGTTTACCGGTCAGTTCCACAGTCTTTTTATCTATAGTTAAAAAATATATTGGTGGTTTTGTTTTTAAAACTTGAAACGAATCAATCGTTGGCATGTAATCTATACTATCAATGCCATACTTAAGTGTCTTACAAATAGCTGAATTACAATGATTTTTAAGCGGAGCATCATTACATTTATATTGATAATCTTTTTTTTCATATTGAGATATTAAAGCTTGTACTTCTCTATCAGGAAGAGGTTCAGAAAAACCCTCGTTACGTTCCCATACTTCTTTTTGCCAACCCTCTGGATTTCTTTTCTTTGCTAAAGATGCAAAACCTGTAAGAGCATTATTCCTAAAACCATCCGCACATCCATTTCTAATCAATGCTTGTAAACATGGAGGGAATTGATCAAACTCTTCTTCTTCTGGAAAACCATCCGATACAATTTTTATACTGTGAAATTGTTCTGCATTAATTCTATAATGTTGGACCCATTGCAAAAATTCATTTATTGGCACGCCCATTCCATTGTCATAAATAGCATGCCTTGTTGTTCTAGCTGCTTGTTGATAAGGAATGTTTAACCAATTACCTAAATCATTTTTATGTACCATTATTTTTCTTTGTTTAGGAAATATTTCACAACCAGATAAACCAAGATCTGCAGCTATCTCATGAAGTTTATCAATCATATCTGATGCACTTACTGGTTCTAATGTATGTAAAAATAAATGTAAGCCACCAGACTTGGATCTATAAGGCACCAGTGGATAACCTTTGGTTCTAAATTGTTTAATTAAAAGTTTGAAATCAATATCGTATTTATCAACATCAATGCATCCCCAGGTGCAAGTGTTGTCGGATCTAATAGGTATTATACCTAAATTTATTTCACCGTTTATGTGTCTTTGAAATAGTTCGTCAGTGACAGGGCCACGTTTAGTTGTGGCCCTCCCTTTTTCTTTGCCGGTCTTGTTATCTCGCTCACCATTGAGATAGTATTCTCCGTAAGCAACATCAAGTCCGCAGAACAGCTCCTTGAATTTGTCCAACATTAGAATGTTTGATTAGCTCTACTCGCATTCTGTGTCGGTTCCGTCACTGGTTTCGCGGTCGCGGATTCGTTCTCATACTTGACATTTACATTACCCTTCATGCAACTGTCATAGAATCCCATAGCAGCATCAAGTGTTATTTGATTTTGCACAGGACCAACATGAGATATCTTCCAACCATACCAAGTTCCTTTAGCATTCTTTTCTAAAACAGTGTTTAACAAATATCTTTGTGTAAACATAGCTGGTGTATAGAAACCTTTGCCATCGGATCTCTTTTCTTTGACACTTCTCATCATAGAATTCCACATCTTAGATTTTTTTCTTTGAGTGGCTTTCATACTCATGAGAGCAGTCTCTTGTGGTTGACCATCCTCGACTCTCAATACAAAGTGAGACGCAGTTTCTTGAATATAATTACCATTTGGTAATCTATCTAGATTCTGTTCATCTCTTTTTGTTTGAGAAAGAATATCCGAATCAGCTGGATAGGTGTTGACTGGTGCATTTGCACCTTCTTGTCTATCTGGCCATTCAAGGTATTCAAGTTTATAATAACAAGGTACAATCTCAATGCCTCTCTGACCATCAAATAGATCTTGAGTTACACTGTTAAAGATCATTCCTGGTCTAGCATCAGCTATGAATGCAGGATCACCTTGTGTTACTTGAGGAGATAATTGACCTAGCACTTTTAAAAATGGTAGGGCTAAATCATTAGCACCCATCTGCTCAAAGCCTTTGTCAGCCATATCTTCTGATGCGGCTGCAATGCTAAAAGATTGCTTAGGTGCTACCTCTTGTTTTACTTCGTTCGTTTTTCTCTTTCCGTTTGCCATTATATTTTTTCCTTCGTTTTAATTTTCGTTCTATTAGCTACGTAGACGTTAAACAATTCAGAAGGTATTGTTTTACCTTCTTCTATTTGTTCCCTTACAAACTGCTTAAGTTGCATGGCGTTCACCTCTTGTTTTTGAACGGGTCTATAGTTTGCCTTACTCAAAAGCTCCAGAACGTGTTGAGCTTTATCATCGTCACCAGCAGTAAATGATACTCCAACATTGTTACGAATAAGATCCGCATGACCTTCAGTTCGAAGCCATTGAAAAGCTTCTTCCTGACGATCTTTGGATATTCTCGCACCATAGTATGGAGTTATTTTTACTGATGAACCATCGGCCAAGTCTAAAGATTTAATTCCAGCTTCAGTTAGTAGATTAGGAATGGTTTCTTCTGAAAGAAACAACGCATCTTTTTTAGCTTTCTTTAGCTGCTCTTCGATAATCGTTATCTCTTTTTCTTTTTCCTGAAGTTCTACACACTTCGCTGAGATCTTATTGACTTGTTCGTCGGATGCTTTCATAAAAGCACCAGACACTTTTTGTATGTCTATTGTATTGTTCATATCGACCTCCGCAGACATAAATAAACTATTGATTTTCAATGTCAAGTATTTTATTATCATGGGAGATGGTAACAAAATATAATTTTAAGACTGAGCCTTTTGCTCATCAAAAAGAAGCTTTAGATAAAAGTTGGGATAAAAAAACCTACGCTTTATTCATGGAAATGGGCACTGGTAAAACAAAAGTTTTACTTGATAACATAGGTATGTTGAGATCAGAAAACCTTATAAATGGTGCATTAATTATTGCTCCTAAATCAGTTTACACCGTATGGTACAACACAGAAATACCAAAACATTTAAATATAGAATATGAAATTATGTTGTGGAAAAGCACAACAGCACGCCAAAAACTGTTGAATTTTATGGAAAAACCATCAGATAAATTAAAAATATTTGTAATAAATATTGAGGCATTTTCTAGTGACAAGGGATTTATGTGGGCTCATGAGTTTTGTAGAAGACATAATAATTTAATTGCAGTAGACGAATCAACTTGCGTAAAAAATTATCAAGCAAAAAGAACTCGTAACATAATTAAATTAAGAAAGTTTTCTAATTACAGAAGAATTTTATCTGGATTTCCTACACCTAAAAATCCATTAGACCTTTATACTCAATGTAATTTTTTAGATCCAAAACATTTAGGATTTAATTCTATTGTTGCATTTAGAAATAGATATTGTCATTTCGAAACATTGTATTTGAGTGGTAGACAAATCCAAGTACCAGTAGGTTTTACAAATCTTGTAGAGATAGAAGCAAAGTTAAAAGAGTTTGCATATAGAAAAACAAAAAAAGAATGTTTAGATTTACCCGACAAGGTTTATACGAAAAGAATTATACCTTTAAGTGATGAACAAAAATTAATTTATGAAGATATTAGAGTTAGAGCTAGAGCTCTTCTACATGGCCAGGAGCTAACTGTAACAAATGTTGTATCAGAAATTTTAAGATTACATCAAGTAACATGTGGTTATTTTAAAAGTAGAGAGGGTGACATACAAACAGTAAAAAACAAAAGACTAGATGCATTAGTTGAGATATGCGAAGACACAGATCAAAAAATAATAATTTGGGCAACCTATGTTCACAACATTGAACAAATAAATAAAGAGTTAATAAAAAAATTTGGAGCAGATTCTGTTGTTACATTTTATGGATCTACAAGTTCAGAAAAAAGAACTGAGGCGATAGAAAGATTTCAAAACGATCCTAAGTGTAGATTTTTTATTGGTAATCCATCGACTGGTGGTATGGGGATCACACTCACTAAAGCTGGTATAGTTGTATATTATTCTAATAGCTATAATGCAGAACACAGAGTTCAATCAGAAGATAGAGCGCATAGGATAGGTCAAGATCAAAAAGTAACATATATAGATTTTGTTGCTGAAAAAACTATTGATGAAAAAATATTAAATGCTTTAGACAAAAAATTTAAACTTTCTGCAGCGACTCTTGGCGAGGTTGTGCGTGATTGGTTTTAAATTCTTCGACTCTTTGCCACCACTTTTCTTTATACTCATCTAGTCTACTGCCTGATATTTCAAACTCTTGAAAGTTAAGACCCACTGATGCCATAAGTATGTTACCTTTTTTTATTTCACCATATTGTTTTTCATGAGCACAAATATAAGCAGTTAATTGTAAGTAATAATCCTCTACCCACTCTTCACGTTTAGGTTTATTTGTTTGTTTAAAATCTAATATTGTCGGTTGATTTTTATATAGACCAACACAGTCAATTGTGCCTGCATACTCGCCTGGGTATATAATATTCTGTTCTATGCCCCAAACCTCATCTAAATAGATAAATCCTTTAGATATTATTAAATTTGCCATTTTATGGGCTATAGGAGCATCGTGGGCGGGCGTATCGAATTTTTGAGTATGAACATATCTTTCTATCAATTCATGCATCTGTGAGCCTCTATCAGCTGCTTCTTTCATTATTCTTTGAGCTTCAGCCTCACCAACCCTCTCTCTCCACTTTTTTAAGCCATCGGAATCTTTTTTTGTTTTAGATAGTATAGTTGTTACTGATGGTAATTTGATTTTACCATCTAAGTAGACTCTTTTACCCTGGTCCACTGTCCGTGTATATTGTTTATAGTTATATTTGCTGACGACCTTCACAAATGAAGTGGTATCACATAGGTGTGTTAAGTAAAGAAAAAACTAAGGTGCAAAGACCAATTATTACAGCTCCTGCAATGCCAATTAAAATTCTCTCAATACGAGTAACTGACTGTTGTAAATCTGTAATTTTATCATGAGTTTGTTTCTGCATAATACGACAAAGCTTTTCATGACTGTCTATTCTGTTATGTGCAACTTCTGCTGATCTAGACATTCTCTTTCCTTTGTGAAATTAGATTACCTAATGGATCAAATGGAAACAGGTTACTGTAATCAACTGGGTTCACACCAGATCCAGGCATTCTCAAACCTTGAACTCTTGGTAAAGTTTGTTGATTTATTTCTTGATTTTCAGGCATAGTATTAATTGCTCTAGCCATCATAGCTTCTTCTTCAGCATTAATTGGTGGCCCACCTATTTTATCAAATAAATACTCTGGCGGAGGTAATGTATCAATGCTTTGCTCATATTCAGCATCTGTTAATTTAGGATATAGTCTCTCTTCTTCTTCAGGATTCATACTTAGACCATCTAAAGTATCTATTGGAGTTGGTTCGCTTAGTTTTCTAAATATCTCTTCCATTGATGCATCACTTTCATCAAATTTAAATTCATCAGGATACTCTCCTGCAAAAGCTTGATTTGCAATTTTTGCTAGAGCTATTCTTGATTGTGTAGATAAACCTAATCCTTTTCCTGGATTTTCAAGAAAAGTTTTGAAAGATGAGTTGATCACTTCCATTGCGTTTGGATTAGATAAAATTTTATTCGCTCTGTTACCTAAAAATAACATTGCTGCCATGGGAAAGAATCCCATACCATATGCACCAGCACCAACTGCTATATTGGGACCAGATAAAACTAACCTTCTAGCTAAAAAAGTTGAGGCTTCAGGAACAACATACGATTTAACCATATCCATATAAGATAACATATCGTCATATTGTTTTAATAATTTGTTAGCTTTTTCGTTTCCAAAAATTGTTCGCATTTGAACAGCTGCTGCTTCATTAGGTAAAATCATTTTTCTAAAAATATCAGCATCAAAATAAACATTACCAGGACCTAAGTTTTGAGCTGGCAGACCATTAGGCATTGTCATTTCATCAACTGTTTTATATGGATTACCAGCTTGTGCTGCTTTACTTTCTCTCTGCATCCAACCTTGTATCCAATCACCCATTTGATTTTTATCGACTGGTCTAAATGACATCTGATAGGCATTGCCAACGTGTGCTCCCCATAATCTTCTTAAAGTTTCATTACCTTCTTTTGTGCCAGGTTTTATAAAAGTTGTTTTAAATGTAGTATTTCCTTGAGCATCTCTTATTGCTTTGATTGCATATTCATCTGCACCAATTAATTTTTGTAAATCTTGTACAGCGTTAAAACTAAAATCATTCTTCATTTGAAAAATATTTTTACTCATTTTTGCTAACACTTGATCTCTTTCCATTGAACCTGCTCTAATAAAACCTTCAAGTTGTTTTAAAGATAAGGCATTTTCATCAAAAGCAGATATTCTTCTTGCAGTTATTGAGTCAAATGTTTTCATGTTGTCTCCGTAGAATTTATTTGCAAATTCAATATCTTCTTTTATTTGTTTTTTTGCTGCCTCTGTCAAACCTGTATCTGCTATTGTAGAAGTTCTTTCTATATTTGTTACATTTCCACCTTTGGCAATTACATCTAAACTCTCCACAGGAAATTTCTGTGTGATTGTAGTTCCTGGATTTAAATCCATTTTTGCAAAATCAGTCTCTATTGCATTTTGTAATTTAGTATAAGTTGCAACTGCAGCATCATTTTTATTAAGTTGATTTGTTGTTTCATTTAATAATCTTCGTAATTCCATGTATTCAGTTATAGATAGCTTTCTATTTTTTCTAACTAATTGTTCGTAAGCATCATAAAACTGTCCAAAAGGTGTTTTCAATCTATTGGCTACTAAAAACCCTTCTTTGATTTCTGCAGGTGCTAGAGCATCTCTTTGCAGTGCATTCATTAATGATCTTACTTGATTTAATTCTATTACTCTTGGATCACCATAACTTTTAGCAAGATTGATTACTCTTTGAT